AAAGCTGGCGTGGAAGGTAGTCGAACCCACGCAAGAGTATATCCACGGTTGGCACATCGATGTGATATGCGACCATCTCGAAGCCGTCACTCGCGGAGAGATCACGCGGCTGTGTATCGCCGTGCCGCCGGGCATGATGAAGTCGCTGCTGGTGGGGTGTTTCTTCCCGGCGTGGGAGTGGGGGCCAGCCGGTAAGGCCAGCTATCGATATCTGGGAACGTCGCACAGTGCTAATCTCGCTATACGTGATAACGCACGGACGCTGAGGCTCATCAAGAGTGAGTGGTATCAAGCGCTCTGGGGCGACAAGGTTAAGCTCACGAGCGATGCGAAGACGAAATTCGAGAACACTAAGACCGGGTTCAGGGAGGCGATGGCGTTCACAGGTCTGACGGGTAACAGGGGCGACCGAGTGCTCATGGACGACGTACTGAGCGTTGACGATGCGATCTCAGACGCCAAGCGTAATGCCGTCAAGACAACGTTCTTAGAGTCGGTACCGACTCGTCTCAATAATCCACGTAAAAGCGCTATTATTAATATACAACAGAGGTTACACGAAGAGGACACCATCGGGCTCAGCATCAGTCGTGAGCTTGGGTATGACGTCCTGCGACTGCCCATGGAGTTCGAGCATGATTTCCCCTGCTCCACAAGCATCGGGTTCACCGACCCGCGCACAGAAGATGGTGAGTTACTGTTCCCTGAGCGGTTCCCGCGTGAGACAGTCGAGCGTGATAAGCGCGTCATGGGTAGCATAGCGACTGCATCGCAGTTCCAGCAACGTCCGGTACCACGACACGGTGGTATGTTCAAGAGGCCGTGGTTCGATGTGGTGCCTCACCCCCCGCGTGATGTCGTGTGGGTCAGGGGGTGGGACTTGGCTGCCACCGAGGGCAGTAAGAAGGCTGCCGGTAACAAGGGAGGACCGGCCTACACGGCTGGGGTCAAGGTGGGCATGGATACCAACGGTGTCGTGTACATCGGGCATGTCATCAGAGGTCAGCTCACCCCCGGTAAGGTCGAGGCTATGATCAAGAGCACAGCGGCGTTCGACAGTAAGCTGTGTACTATCGACCTGCCACAAGATCCCGGTCAGGCCGGTAAGGCTCAAGTGCGTCATCTGGTTAAGATGTTAGCAGGCTATAATGTAGTGTATAGTTTAGAGTCAGGTAGTAAGGAGCTCAGGGCGCAGCCGCTTGCCGCACAGGCCGAAGTCGGTAATGTTAAGCTGGTGCTGGGTGACTGGAACGAGGCGTTCTTAGAAGAGGCGGGGTCGTTCCCGTTCGGCAAGTATAAGGATCAGATCGACGCGGCGAGTAGAGCGCTCGCCAGACTCACCGCCCCTGCTGTCAACGATATGTTCGGGGGGCCGATAATCTTAGCGAGGTAGGGACATGAGTGATTCATCAGTGGCAGACAAGAAAGTCGTGCCGTTCAAGGAGCAAGGCGAGATCGGTGTTGCCGTCTGGGGCGGATACATCGATAGCGGTGAGACTAATCAGAAGGTCACAGGGTCAACACGATACAAGACGGCGGCAGACACGCTGGCGAACGTCTCCGTTGTGGCGGCGAGCGTGCGGTACTTCTTGAACTTGTTGGCTAACCCGCAGTGGCGCGTTATGCCTGCGAACGACACGCAGGTAGCTAAGAACGCAGCGGAGTTCGTCGAGAGCGTTGTCGATCAGATGGAGTCAAGCTGGACACGTATCGTCAGACGGTCAGGGATGTATCGGTTCCACGGGTTCGGGTTCCAAGAGTGGACTGCCGTCAAGCGCCAAGACGGCCTCATCGGTATCAAGGATATCGAAGTGAGAGCTCAGCATACCATCGAGAAGTGGGACGTTGATGTCAACGGTACCGTTAAGGGGGTGTGGCAACGCTCACCTCAGACTGGTGTCGAGATCTACCTGCCCCGATGGAAGCTCATCTACCTGCGCGATGACACACTGACCGATAGCCCCGAAGGTATGGGGTGGTTCAGGCATCTGGTCGAGCCAAGCGAACGGCTTAAAGAGTATCTGACGCTTGAGAAGGTGGGCTTCGAGCGCGATCTGGCGGGTGTACCCGTCGGCAAGGCGCCTATAACGGCGCTCAACAGAGCTGTTAAGGCCGGTACCCTGTCACAAGCGGAGGCCACCACCATGCTCGAAGGGCTCAAGGGGTTCGTGCGTATGGAGGTCAAGAAGCAGAACACAGGCATCGTGTTGGATAGCCAGCCGTTCGAGAACCAGTCTGCCGAGGGCGTGCAGGCAGCCAGCATGGCTCAGTGGGGTGTCGACCTGCTCACAAGCGACGCAGGTAACATCGCCCAGCTCAACGACGCCATACATCGCATAAGCGTCGAGATGGCTCGTATCATCGGCACTGAGATACTGTTCATCGGGAGTGATGGTAAAGGCAGCATGGCGCTCAGTAAGGATAAGAGTAATAACTTGTTCCTGAACGTGAACGGTACGCTCGACGAGATGACTGAGATGTTCACAAGGGATCTCATCAAGCCGCTGTGGGATCTCAACGGGTTCGACCCGGCTATCATGCCTCACTTCACTCACGAGGATATCGCCGTGCGTGATGCCGAGCAGATATCGATCACACTGCGTAATATGGCTGGTGCAGGCGCCGTGCTGGGGCCAGATGACCCGGCTATCAACGACCTGCGCGACATGTTAGGCATATCAAGGGCTCTACCGTTCGAAGAGGATATGGATGATCAAGATCGAGAAGAGGTGGATGGGGAAGACAGCGGCAGTGATAGCGACGGGGCCGAGTCTGACGACGACTCAAGTGATGAGTCTGATGGGCAAAGCGAAGACGATAGCGGTCAATGACAGTCATCGCGTAGCGCCGTGGGCCGACATGATGTACGCGGCGGATCACAAGTGGTGGCGGCATCACGACTGGTGCCGAGCGTTCAGAGGCGAGCGATGGACGCAGGATCGAGGGCCACAAGGCTGGGTCGATGATGCCAGTGCTCAGGGACTAGAGATAGTAGCGTGTCGTCACCAGTTGGAGCTGTCGACAGACCCACACTACATAGCGTCGGGGTGGAACTCGGCGTTCCAAGCGATGAACATCGCCGTGCTGCAGGGCGCTACGAGAGTGTTGCTGCTGGGCGTGGATCTGCACGACGGTGGGGGTGCTCATTTCTTCGGCGAACACCCACCCGGCTTGCAACGTAAGAGCCCTTGGGCTACATTCAAGAAAGCGTTTACGATTTCAGCTCCGATATTGGCGGGTATGGGCGTTGAAGTCATTAACTGTTCACCGACCTCCGCCTTAACATGTTTCCCATACATGGAGGTAGGGGATGCCTTGCGCTAACGTGCTGTTACACAGCTCATCATACTATCGAAAGCACGTCTACAAAGCCGGTTTGGAGGCACGTGGGTACCGTGCTATCGAAGATCACAACCACCGTCCGCGTCAAGACGACGTACTGCTAATTTGGAATCGAAGTAAGAATCGAGAGCACGTAGCTAAACGCTATGAGGATGCGGGTGCGCGTGTGTACGTCACAGAAAATGGGTACATAGGTAAGACTAAGGCATTGGCTATCGGACATCACTCAGGAGCAGGAGAATGGCACGTAGGCGACGAAGACCGATGGTCTAGGCTTAACATAGAACTCAAGGAGTGGCGCCGTGACGGCGAGCACCTACTCGTACTGCCTCAACGTTCGATCGGTGAAGAGGGTGTGGCCATGCCTCGCAACTGGACAGAGACGATAGTAGCTAAGCTGCGTAAGATAACCGATAGACCTGTCCGAGTCCGCGCTCATCCGGGTAAGATTAAAGATAAACCCCCTACCCTTGAAGACGATCTCGAAGGTGCATGGGCCGCTGTTACGTGGGGGTCGGGCGCCGGTATTAAGGCGATCGTCGCGGGGGTGCCGGTGTTTCATCAACTGGCTAAATGGGTCGGTGCTAAGGCCGCAACGACTGAGTTTGACATCGAGAACCCGTGGATAGGCGACAGGATGCCCATGCTACACCGACTCGCGTGGGGTCAATGGGACTGGGATGAGATACGCAGCGGTGAG